TGATGAGGCCCTTGTGGTAGTCGCCGAGTTCGTTGTACGCCTTCGCAGTTTCCGATGCTGACCTCGCGACTTCGCCGAACTTGTCGATGAGGGGTGACATGTTGTCGCCGAGATTGACGGCAGCAGCGGAGAGATCGCCCATCGCTTGGCTGTAGGTGCGCTGCATCGTCTTGGCACCTTTTTGGAATGACTTATCCACATCCCCGCCGACGACCTTTGCCATGTTCCCGAAGATCTCGACGGTGTCATCGACATTCTCGCCGAGCAGTTGGAGCGCGGCAACGTAGGCTCTCTGGTTCGGGAACAGATCCTTGAGGGTGACGTTCGTACCCTCCATCGCGTCTTTCATTTGGAGCAGCGCGGCGAGCATTCCCTCTTCTTTGATGGTCTTCTTGACCTGAGCGGTAGAGAGTTCAACATCCCTCAGTGCTTGCGCCGCGGCGTGCGTCGGGGCCTGGATCCCAATCATGATCGCGCGCAACCCGAAGGCGGCGAGACGGGCCTGCGTGCCGGACCTCGACATGGCGGCGATCCCCGCGCCAGCCTCGTGGAAGGCAATGCCCATCGCCGACGCAACCGGGAGCAATTTTGAGAGAGACGAGGGAAGCTCGGCAGCTTCGAGGTTGCCTTCTCGAATGGTGCCGATGAGGACCGCAACGGACTCGTTCGCTGTCAGCGCACCTTCGCCATAGGCGTTCATCGCCGAGGTCGCCGCGATGGCGACATCCTTGGTTTCACCGAGGCCAATTGCCGACGCTTTCGCTGTTGCCTCAAGGACTTTGAGCGCGGCGTCGGTGCGGATGCCGTTCGAGGTGATGAAGAACAGGGCCTCGGCAAGTTCGTTGGCCGACTTGCCGACGACACCAGCCATGTCGAGGAGGACCGGCTTCCACCGCGCCATGGTTTCAGCAGGCATCCCGACGAGAGACTCCATCTTCATCATCGAGGCTTCGAACTGCATTGCAGTCTTCAACGAAGCGGCACCGATGGCGAGCATCGGAGCGGTGACGGCGGTGGATAGAATCCGACCGGCCTGGGTGAGCGACTCAGCAGCGAAGAGCATCCGCGTCACGGCGGCGCGCATCTTCTTCTGGTATTCGGTGGTATCCGCACCGAACTTGACGAACATGTTCGCCACCATCGTGCCGCCGTAATTTCTACTCACTGCACTCCTCCGTACGCTGCATGCAGCACATTCGTCTTAGCCAGCAACTGTTGCCAATCCGCTTCCGGTTCCTTTTCACGCTTCCATGAAGGCATGAATGTCGTGTGGGGCGTCTTCACTCCTGCGAGGCCGTGGATCGCTTGGCAGATGATCGCCGGACCGTACTCCTGACGAAGCTGGTGGTCCTGGTGCCGACGTACAAGAGCATCAAACTGGCGCGGTACCATGTGCCAGAACTCTTCATCGGTCAGCCGGAGATCGTATCTGCCGACGGCCCACAGCGTCTCCCATGTCAGCTTGGAGCCGTGGCCGTCTTCGGAGGGTCCACTGCATCACCATTCTCGTCTAGGATCGGCATGGACTCTGCCCACGCCAGCGTGATCGAGGCAATGACATCGAGGGCCTTCGCATTCAGAACATCTCCAACCTCGTCGTAGGTGAGCCTTGTCTCTCCCGGCTCGTAAACGAGTGACGCACACGCGAGAGCCTTCAATCGGTTCCCGGTGAGTTCACCGTCCCAGTCGAGGAACGAGAGTCCGCAGAGTTCTTCCGCTCGGCAGAGTGCGTTGAAATCGATTCGAAGCATCCTGTCGGGCTTGTCGAAATCTACCAGAACCTCGAACCTCTGACCGGTCAGGTAATCAGTCATTCGTCACCTCATCACACGTCGAACGTCGGCGTGGGATCTCCGGTGATCTCGACGGTCAGGCTCGCGGTGAGCAGGCCATCGACCGGGGCATCCGGCTCGAAGTTCAGAACGTAGGCGGCGAACTGCCATACGGTGTTGCCCGGATCGGGGAACACGAGTTGGAAGTTGCGCTTGACGCCATCGATGAAGTCCTTCAACAGACCAGTGGTCTGATCGTGGGTACCCTCGGTGGGGATCAGGTTGATGTCGAACGTCACCTGCCCGCCCATCTTGATACCCGGCACGATCTCCCCCCAGTCCGTGGTCTGGGTCGAGGCGTCGTGGGTTCCGCGGTTGAAGCCGGGGCCACTGATGTCTTTGATTTTCGCGATGGTGGTGAAGACCTCGGCACCGTTGCCGCCATCACCAACCTTGAGCAGCGTTCCGTGACTCGGAATTGTCATATTCTACCTCCTTACGGGAGACGCAGCACGGCGTACGAGAGCGTCACCACCGAGCAATCCAAGTGAAGCGTCCCCTCGGGCTGCATCCAGCCTTCGCGGGACAAGAATGCCAGCGCGACTTCCGCGCCGGCGGCTACAGTTACTGTCAGTGGTCCCTGACGCCCGAACCGGTCTGAGACGCTGTCGATGACCACGTCCTGCGGCGCGCCGTCCGCGCTCTTGATCAGGAGTACCTCGCGACCGGTGAGCATAAACTCGTTCTGGTCAACGATGTCGGCGGCTTCCCATGTGTAGACGACTTCGCCGCCGGGATGGGTTCTCGGAAGCTCTTTTACGGTGAGTACTGTCCGTGCCATTTTCTACCTCCTATTCTTTTTCAACGATTTCTTCTCGGATGATCTTTGCCCCGGTCGGCGTGACGAATCCAGTGTCCGTCCTGACGACGGATGGCTGCGTCGAGGAGAGATGCTTCGCGACGTGCCGGACCATCTCATCCTCGTTGAGGGTGGACCACGGGCAGCGAGTGCATTCGAACATCTCCTTCTCGTGCCACTCGGTCATGGTGTAGTTCGGTTGCTCGACCGGTGTCTTCTTGACCACGGGCTTGGCGGCTGGTTTCTTCCTGGGCTTCTTCGTCTTGGACGGTGCTTTGCCGTTAGACATTGGTCAACTCCTTCTCGACTCTGAAATTGATTGTGGACATGAATCGCCCGCTCTCGTCACGCCCGAGCATCGCCGGGGTGTCCACCGGGAGACATGAGAGGTAGCGTGTGCCGGAGAGCAACTCGTTGTCGATCATCATCAAAGACTGGTAGATCTGCTCGGCCCGGAGTCTCGTCACCTCGGGCAACTCGCCCCTCACAGCGACCTGCACTCGCGGGTACTCAAGCTCAACCTTCCTGTCGTTCTGGACGTAGTCCGGCTCGTCGCCCGCATACTCGATGATAACGGCTGCATCGTCCGGCTCATCCGGCATGACGTGGAGCCATAGGTCCGCGTTGAGGACCGCGAGACCCTGAGCGACGAGGAAGGCACCAAGCTCTTCGACGACCATCAGACCCCCCTCACTCGACCGGCCATGCTGTACTTCTTCGTCTCGTTCCTGACTGCTTCCTCAAGCCTCTTCTTCATCGTTGGTTCAAAATCCTTAACCGCGAACTCGAGGTACTTGTAGGATTTCCCGCCGGGGTGATAGAAGTCTTTGTTCTCGTGCTGGAGCAATGCGTAGGGAACTACGGCAGACCCGTAAGAGATGTTGACGGTAGGGTACCGGCCAGGGAACCCCTTCACCTTCCCAGATTTCCTCAACGCCCCAGTGAGGATCGGCACGTACTTGTCCTGCGAGTGCTTGAGGATTTCCTTGCAAACCTTGAGCATCTCTTCGTAGAAACGCTTCCTCGTGGCCTTGTCCATCTTGCGGATGTTTGCCGCCGAGGACTTCGCTCCCAGGATCTTGACCTTGATCATCAGATCACCACCTTGACGTGGTGCGCGCCGTCGTGATCCGGCGGGCGGGACACCGAGATGACCGGGTCCACCTCGCCGCCTGAGTGAGTGATCTTGTCCTGCGGGCCGATGTCGAATGCGCCGGCTGTCCAGATGTTCGCCTTGGACAACACCTCGTTGCCATTCACGTCGAGCACTTGCACAGCCTTCGGCGAGACACGGCACTGGAGGGTCACAGGGGCAGCGTACGTTGGGTTCGAGTATTTGTCGGTACCAGTGAACTTTTCCCATGTCACGGTATCGACCATAACGTCGAGGAACTCTGCCTCGAACGCCATCAGAAGATCCTTGGCTTGATCAGCCCTCTCGCCTCGGGCGGCAAGCTGAGTCGGTCCTCGCCCTTCACTGCAGGATCGCCTCGGTAGCCGAGGGCCAGGTCGCCGACCTGCTTCCACGACACCGTAGAGTCGCGGTTCTTCTTGTGCCACCACGCCTTCACCGTGAGGATGCAGGCCTGCTCGACGTTACCCGGCAGACCGATCTCATCCTCGTCGGGGTCGATGGCTTCTGGGAACGATGGCAGGTGGTACCCGGCATCGTACGTGATCACGAAGCGCGGATGGCCCTCGTACGGGAGCGGATCATACGAGATTCCCCTGTTGTAGGAGACCTCCGCTGTCCACCCCTGCCTGCGGTAGAGAATCCCGGCCTCAGCACTCTCAACCACGAAGTCAACGATGACCTCGTTGTCTACGGTGATGATTATCGGGATTCCGATAATGGGGGTCCGGGCCAGCATCAGAGTACTGGACCCGGACCCCTCGATGGTTTCCTTGAACTGCTGCTGTGCGAAGTGTTGATTCGCCTCCTGCTCGATGAGTGCCGACGCAAACCTGATCGCGCTCGACGCCCAAGCCTTCTGCTCATTCGTCAAGCTCCCGATCTCCGTCTGTACGGCGGTGATCGTTGTCAGATCAGTAGTGTTTGCGGCAACCAGAACCTCGAGCATAGCGACCTCACTTCACCTCGTTGAGTTCCGCAGCGCGGGCCTCAGCTTTGGTCTTCCCTCGGATCTTCTCGTCTCCGACCATGTACCACGGTCCAGCGAGCTTCTTCGGGACAATCGCAGCAGTTGGCTCAACCTCCACCTCGGCCTCGGCTTCCGGCTGGTCCTCTTCCGGCGGTGTGCAATAGACGGCTCGTTTACGATCCACGAACCGCTTTGCCGTCACCGGATCGAACCCGGCGGTCTCGCCTGACATGTACGGTGCGTTCGGCATAATGAAGCGCACCAAGACTAGATCGACATCACGTACCATCACAACCTCCTAAGTCTTGAGCACGCCAACCGTCCGAAGTGCCGCCTGGAGTTCATTCACCCTCACGGCAACTTCACGGACGGCGGCGGTGTTCTTGGCAGCATCGGGAGAGGCCAGGTCAGGCAGGTCGCCGTCGTTGGTTCCCCCGATTGCTCCCGAACCCTCAGTGAGGTCTGCGATGGCTGTGACCGCGCCCGACTCGGCGTTCAAGGTCACGAGCTCCGACCGGTCCGACATCAGCAGGAACGAGACGTTCGTGCCGTCGAACTGGACGATCAGGCCCTCCTTGGCACCGGCGTTACGCAGTTCAATCTCAGCCATGGTAACCCCCTACGACAGCGGCGCGGACTCGCCGATGGCGACGACGCCGAAGCCCAGTTCGAACACGTCGGCACTCCCGGCGTCGCAATCTGGGATGATCGACACCCGCCAGTACCGCTTGACGCCCCAGAGATCGATGCGCTGCTTGATGCCGAACACCTCGGTCGTCCCGCCGCCGCCGCCGAGTGCGACCGCAGCGTGACTGGTGACGGCGTTCTTCCCAGCGGTGAGATCGACGGCACCCGCCATGTTCGAGGCGTCGCTGTGCTCGATCTTCACGTCGTTGATGTCGAGCACATTGGTCGCCGTGAGGGTGACTTGGCCTGCGACGAAGATCAGGCCGGAGCGAAGCCCCTTGTTCACTTCCGCGTTCTGATCGACGATTTCGCCGAACACTTCCGTGTTGTCGCCGGTACCTGCGGCCACGCCGCGAGCACCACCTCCGCTGACCACTCTCAGATATGCGCCAGCGTCTTTGTCATTGATCTGCATTGGATTCCTCCTTTATGTATTTCGTTTTGGACCTTAGGGGGTCCACTTGACGGCGGTCATGAGTGCGAGTGACTCCTCATGACGGACGGCGATGTCGTGGTGCGCGATGAGGCGCAGCACAGTCTGGTCGAGCGAGAATGCAGCCTGGACGTTTGCGCCGTCGTAGTACGCGGCCACGTCGGAGGCCATGACCTCGAGCGCGCTACTCTCGCCCAGGAGGACATCTGCGAAGTCGCAGAGCATGATCTCGGAGTCGGTTCCGCTGAGGTTGATCGGGATCTCGGTGGTCGAGCCGTAGGGGATTCCCCACAGGGTGCCACGGAGCATCTCGTCACGATAGGCGAAGTTGCCGTTCGTGTCCCTGACCTGCAGCAAGTAGAACTCGGTTCGCGGAGCGAACAGCCATCCGGGCCGCAGGAAGCGCACATGCGCCTCACGGAGCTTGAGGATGATCTTCGCGAGATCCGAGGTCACGTTGGCGAGGTTCACGGTTGCGTTGGCGGCGAAGCTGTTGGCCGCGGGAACCCAGTTACGGATGCCCTTGGGGGTGAACTCGGTGCCATCATCGCGGAGGAACGCTTGGTCCTCGCGCTGTGACATGGCGGCTACGCAGTCGTCACGGACGATGGCGTCCGCGCCTTCGGTGTTGAAGCGGAGCAGGTCGTTGCTGATCGGGACCAGCACGGCCAACTTTTTCCAGGTTAAGTTAATCTGGCCGAAAGTCTGCTCGGACACCGGCAGGTTCTGGGACTCACCGATGTACCCAGCGGTGGCACCACCGGTCAGCTTCGACATCTGCATCGCACCAGTCGCCATCGGAACGAGCCGTGGGTTCATGCTGCGGAAGACAGTCATCTCGCGGAGAAGCTCAATGACCTCACCGGACCATTCGGTTGGGATGAGCACACCGCCAGCGGCAGCATCGGAAGCCTCAAGGGCCTTCGTCACTGCTCCGTCCGCGCCCCACTCCTTCTTGGCGAAGCTCGCAGCCTTGTCGAGATCACCCTTCCCGAATGCGATGGCGCGCATGAAGCGTCCAGCCATCAACCCGGTCTCGGGCTTCTCGGCTCTCTCGGCGAGCCGCTCCTGCTTGAAGCTGGCGATCAGCTCCTGGTTTTGGGTTTTGAGGTCTTCGAAAGACTCTTTCATGACCTCACGAACGACATCAGATACATAGCCGTTCAGTTGATCGATCGTGGTGATCTTTTCTGTGGGCGGCATTTCAAACCTCCTTTGGTAGTTTGCCTGTGGTTTTCATGAACTCATTCTCCAACTGATCGCGGATGACCCGCTGGAGTTCCTCCGGGTTGATGTCGAGATCGAGGATGCCAAGGGCAATCTCGTTCTCCACAGTGTGGGAATCGATTTGGATGTCGATGACAGAGGAAAGCTCGCCTTCGACTTCCTCCCCCTCCTCCTTCTCGGCTTTCTCATCGGCAGCGGCCTTCGCCGCCAACTGATCGACCTGCGCCTTGAGCGATTCGATCTCGTCGTCCAGAGCCTCGAAGGTCCGCACGACTTCTGGGACACCGGTGACCTCGACCGTCGCGACGAGGTCGCCGACCTTGGTGGTCTTCTTGACCGTCACGTCCCCGGTCGCGCCCTTGTCGATGTCAGTCTCCTCGGCCTTGACGGGGTCGGTGCCTTCACCTTCGACCACCTCGGCGACCGCCTTGGCGTCAGCGGCTTTCTCTGCCTCGGTGAGGATGGGCGTGACATCTGGCGTCAGCGATTTGTAGATCGCCTCGATCTGCGCGCGTGGTACCCACAGTGCGACAGAGTCATCCGGCGTCCACACGTCGAGGGTTTGCTCGGCCCACTCCTTGAGGGGAGCGCAGTCGATGCCGTCCTTGATCGCCAGGGACAGGGCGTCCGGGTTCGCCGGGACAGGAACGATGGAGAACTCGAAGAGTTCATTGGCGATGAAGTTGTACCCCTTACGATCCTCGTCATACGTCCACTCCTTGGGGAAGAAGCCGACCGAGGTTGCCCGGAGGAACCCCTTCTTCAGGAGCCTGTACACAGTATCGGCGAACGCGTAGGTTTCCGCATCGGCGAATTTCGCAGACGCCACCAGTGCGTCGCCATCGACTCCGACAGACAATGCCTGACCGACCGGGGGCTGGCGATGATCATGCGCCCAGAGGACCACGGGGTTCTTTTCGAACCGCTCGAGATCCCACCCGTCGGCTTTGATGACATCGTTGTAGGAATCTGGCGTCTCAGTAGAGATACGGAAGTTGAGAACACGCTCCTCGTCGGACTCGGTAATGACCGTATCTACGGCCTTTAGCAGTACAGCGTCGCGAAGATCTTTCTCATCGCGCCACTGCTTCTCATTCAGCCGCTTCATCTTGCACCTCCTTTCGCACGAGTTGCTCGGTGCAATGGCACTCAGGATGTGACTCCGTCGGCGTTACCACAGTAGCACCTTTGGGCAAATCCCAAGAGCCGGTGACCGCGACCGGCACACCGTCAAGCCCCGAGCACTCACTACAGGAACGGCAACCACGCCTGGAGATCCAGATTCGAGACACCGCCTTGGGATCAATGATCCCGTTGCGAGCGGCCTCGGACCAGAGGGCCTCTTGGGCGCGATTGCACATGTGGGTGATCGCGTGATCAGCCACGTCTTCAACGAACCTATCGACAAGGGCCACGACGGCGTCGCCCTCTCCTCCGTTCTCGAGGAACTCCTCCACGTCGTCTTCGAGAATTCCAATACCATCAATCAGAATGTAGGTCATGTTCTCCGCGCTGTCACCAGTTCGGAGATCTATCAGCTTCACGAGCGTGTTGTTGATTGCGGCCATGATCGACCACTCGACCGTGGCCTTCGCGCCCATGAGTTCGAACAGCGGCTCGAGTAGACCGATCTCGACCTCGTCATCCTCGGTGGTGACGAACCACGAGAGGTTCGCCTTGGCCTGCTCGGCGGCGAGCACGTAGACATAGGTCAGCTTCGCGATCACCGGACCCATCGCGTGATCGACCACCGCCTTGTCGAAGATGAACGTGATCGCGTCCGGGGGGAAGCCCTCGGCTAGGATCGTCTCGATCTCGTCGGCCCTCTTCCGGGCTTCGTCTTGGATCTCGCTGAGGGCGTACGAGAGCACGGCCTTGATCTGATCCAGCCGGGTGCCGATCTTCGGCGTCACCCGCTGGCGTGAGATCGTGTTCACGAGGAGCTCCGGCCAGACGTAGCCATGGCGAGAGATGGTTTCCTCAATCGCATCGTCGTCATCAGGCTCGTCATCCGGCTCCGGCTCGACCGCGTCTGGATCCTGGTCTGCCGGTGGATCGTCGCCGTTGCCCTGCTGGGATGGCGGGTTGCCCAACTCATCCAGTGTCACCGCCTCGTAGTTGAGCGGTTTCATGAAGATCTGCCCCTTGCCGTCCGGCAGCGGGAGCTTGCCCTGCATCTCGCGCCACTCGTCGAGCATGATCGACCACGGAGACAGGCTCGCGACCTTGAGGATCCGCTCCTTGTCCTGGGCGACAGGGCTGTCGTAGTCGAGGATCAGTTTGTCGTCGTAGTCCGGCACCAAGCCGTGCTGCAGAGTCTGCCGCATGAACTCAAGTCGCGGGATCAGAACCCACCTGGCGTAGAGGTACTCGGCGACCTCGGACGTGGCGCGGTTGGATGCCTCGACGATGCCGAGCACCTCGGGCGGCACCCCGAAGATCTGGATCACGGCGTCGCGCTGGTGCTTGCGGAGGCCCAGCATCTCGAGGTGCGAGTAGTCCGTGCCGAGGGTGTGGACCTCGACCTTGCGGTTCATAAAGAACGGCAGGAAGGACCGCCGGAACCCTCGCAGTTTGTCGTACCACCGCTTCTCCAGCCGGTCGGTGTCCTCCTTCTTCAACTCGTTCGAGGAGATCAGGAAGTCGGGCCTTGCGCTGTTGTAGAAGAACTGCTTCATGAACTTCGCGGCGTACTCGTCAGTCTCCAACTCGTCCGCCAGCGTCACGCCCATGCCGGAGCCGCGGCCATACGGGTCGGCTGGGTTCGGATGGTAGAACCAAATCATGTCCTCGGGCCTGATCTCCTGCGGTTTCGCACCACCAGGAGGCTGGATCTCGAAGAATTTCTTGGCCTTGTTCGGCGTGTTCGTCACCCAGCCTGGAGTGATCGGAATGAAGTTGGTCGGCACCCCACCGGTCCCGCGCTCCTTGATCCAGAAGGCCTCGCCTACCAGATCGATCCACTTCTGCGTAAGCTCGCGAGAGGTGTAGCCGGTGAACGATGGACCAGCGGCGTACAAGGCGTCGATGATCGGATGGTCCTCAATCTCGATCAACTCGCCAATCGCCCGGAGCCGCAGGATCTCAGCCTTGCGATTCTCGAACGTCATCTGGGAAAGCTGGCGGTAGGGAATCGGGTTCCTCGTGCCATCATCGTTCACCTTCACCTTAACGAAAACACGCCACACGGTGGTGGCGATGGAGGACGAGATCTTGTCAACGACCGCCCGAAGCCATGGCATCGTCGAGTAGGATTTGAGCGTTTCGGTGGTGCCGCGCGCCGGCGGGTTGGACTGGAAGACGCCGAGCATGTCCATGAAGGCCCCGGCGTTGGATGCGTTGGTGATCGCGCGGACCTTTGCGCCAGGGAGAACCCGCCGGATCGCCGCCTGCTTTGCGTTGGTGATCGCCGTCGTGTTAGCCATCACCACACGTCCGCAGCGGCAACTTGGTTAGCGACCAGAGCCTGTCGGGCAAGGGCGAGAGCGCATACGCAGTCATCGTGCATCCCCTCGGGTGCTGAATATGACACCCCGGTTCGTGAATGAACGTACTCGAAAGTGTGGAGTTCGTCCACCAGAACCCCGTTCGGATAGGTGACCGCGGCGTCCTGAATCGCCACCGCGAGGCCCTCCATCAGTTGCTGCTTCGACTTGGATGAGAAGATGAACCCCTCGTAATTCGTCCCGCCGTCGCGCTGGAGTTGCCCGAGGATCGCGTCACCGACGCCAGTCGAATCGACCAGGGCTACGGTCTGCTCCGTCACCTCGATGATCGTTTCGATGGTCGCGGGCCACGACCGCTTGAACCGTTCCATCCGGACCTGCTGGCCGTACTCGTCGAGGCCGATCCCAACTGTCCAGTCGCGCTTCCGAGCGAGATCCCATCCCCACACGACCGGGGTTCCGCTGGGGTGAAAGTCCAAAACGCAGGCGTCGATGTGGGTGTTGCCGAATGGGTTGGCTCCATCCTCGGTAGCCTGCGCCTCATAAAGCTCTTCGAACACCGCCTCGGGCAGGTCAGCACGAGCATCCTCAATCTCCTGTTGGTCCAGAACACCAGCATCGACCGCGTCCCAGCAGGTGATCTTGTGGTACGAGTAAAGCTGCGGACCCTTGCAGCCACCTTCGTCCCACCGGACTTGCCAGTCCTGAGCACGACGCGCCATCTTGTAGGCCCAGTTGAGCTTGCCCTTCACGTTGCCAATGATCCGAACCGGCCCTCGAGTCGCAGTCAACGTCGAACGAACCGCCCACCAGGACTCCTGGCGCAACCGGGAAGCCTCGTCCACCACGCATCCGTACA